CCCTTAGACCGCAAGAATGACCGTAGATAGATGGTGTCCTTGCGTTGGTCGGGTTGGCAGATAAACTTGATAAAGTTCTCGGAGGTTAAGTCTTGTTGCCCTGTGTCACGAGTAAAGAACCATGAGGCATATGTAAACTCCAAGCAAGCCATGATGGTCTCGTAGCGTAGCGTGCCCTTGAACAGGCGGAACTCGACTGTGCGTTCGGGTTGGAAGTTGACTGACTCATAGCGATCCTCGTTGAGCCTACGCATACCGTCTGACTTAGCGTGCTTGACCCATGAATAGTCAGCCGTCTTGTTCTTGACTTGGCTATATCTACTAGAGTCACGGCGTGCGATAGCTTTGAACAGGCGTTGATTACGGCTGTCGTGCATGAACAAGATTAACTTAGCGGCATGGAACATAGACATACCCTTCTTACAGATATGCACATGAAGACCGCAAGTCTTGGTATCGTGCGACTTCATGCCCTCAAATGGTTTCTTGAAGAACGATAACTGCTTGGCATGAACATCAAGACCCGTATAGCCTGTGACCATCTCGAAGCCGTGATTAAGTGAGCCGTCTTGCTCGAGCAGTGCATAGGTATAGTGCTTGCCTGTCGCATCGTCTTTGTATTCCTTGACCGATTGTAGTAAGTGCTCAGCACGCTCACGCCGTGAGGCATCGCCGTCAGACATCTCCATCTCTAGCTCTAAGCCCATATACACAGGGGTTTTTCTAAGAGAGTATTTGGTTGGGATGAACCCTAGCTTGGACTTACTACTGTGATAGCTACCGATCGGACCGACATCTTCTTCATCCTCATCGTCATCATCTTGATCAGGCTCATCGTCATCCTCGTGCACCACGCAGTCATGGTAGTCAGACCAGCGATAGTTATTGTCACGACAATCTGAGCAAATCCAGCGATCGCCGTTGTATACCCATGTGCCATCGTCCTCGCACTCGATGTAGTCGCAGTCAGAACAGTAGTTATAGTCGGGTGCGTTGGGGAATTTGTCGACATCATTGAGTATCTCGCACCACTCACCAGCACCTAGTTTGTCCCTGATAGTGGTGTTGTCGTTGAGGATACTAACTAGCTCGCTGTCGTCTTGAGTGCGGAAGCAGTCGGCTATCATCTTGCCGATCTCGTAGAAGTGACGGCGCTGGTTCATAAGACTCTCGTAGTGGCGTTTCTCAGAGCCACCGATATAAATGCGATACGATCGAATGTTTCTCTCCATATTGCGCTTGAGTTGCCCCTTGGCGATGGATAGATACTCAGACCTTGTCCATAACTCTGGACGGCGCACATGCTCTAGCTTGTATCGTAAGAACTCGGTGAGCAGAGGCTTTTGTGAATCTCTTGCTCGGTTGTATTGTGTTTCTACTGCGTTGATTTGTGCTGATGTGTATGTTGGTGTTGGCATGGTTTGATATGCTCCTGTGATGGTTGATGTTGCGTAAGTGTATGTGTCTACTGCGGTTGATGTGGTTAAAGGGTTTGGTATGGTTGTCCATGTGACTGGATTTTCGGGGGTGGTGTAATAAATAACCCCCTCATTTGATAGCCTTGTTGTCATACCCTACCCCCTAAACAACAGAACTACTAGATAACGAACTACTTGAGCTACTATAAAAATACTGCAAAGCAATAAAGCTATACGGCTATACAACTCAAACCTGTTGTAATTCATACTGCCTCCTTTTGTTTACCTACGAATAATCCGATACTTCATGATGTCGCCACCAGCCTCACCCGATACATTCCAGTCCCAAGATGATGCGTGCCTGTGGTCGGGTTGTGGTTCGTTGTAGTCGCGTAGCCATACTTGAGTGAGGGCTGTCGGGCTTAGCCCCGTGGGTATACCGCCTTGGGTGTCGAGGTTCTCTCCTGCATCAAACCTATTACCCCAATCAATCCACCCTTTCTCCAGCTTGATAATCTTATACGCCACGATTGTTCCGTCTTCGTGCGGTCTATCACCCCACCACATACGCCTACCTAAACTTTGACCTTGATCGCCGTTGCGTAGTATGTATTTGATAGTGGTGCTCATCTCTACCCCTGCAGGTCGCAAGTCTTCCTTGTTTACTGCTTGGGCAGGGTCAAGTGGGTGTAGCCTTCGGTATGCGTTGGGGATTTTTACCCCTGAGCTTGTAGTGCTCATATGCTTTCCTTTCGTTTGTTAGTGGTTGTTTACTTGTTGTTGCGTTGGTCGTATTCGTATAACTTCTCCTTTCGTTTTTGTTGGGTAAATCTATATTGCTCTTGCAAAACCGCCAAGTGGGCAAGGCGCTGTTGTATTAAATCTTGTCTTTCTTGTTCGCTGTTCCACTTGGTCTGTCTTGTTTGCTTGATGGGGCAGGTTTCTGTCCGTCTTTTGTATGCTGAGTAGGTGCTCTTGGCTCGGTTTACTTCTTTATCTAGGCTTGCCTTGAGTTCGGCTCGCTCCTTGCCTTTCTCTTTTTGCCACCTCTCTTTCATGTGGCGGGATCTTGTTTTGTTGATTGCTTGGCGTTTCTCCTCTATCAGGGCTTCCCCCAGCTTCTCGTTTATGCGTTTGTTTGTGATCTTGTTGCGTAGTTGCTTGAGGGTGAGCTTTGCCCTCGGCTTGCGTTTTGGCTGGCAGTTTTTGCACAGAGAGCTGATGACCGTAGTTCCTGTTTCTACTCTCCTATTTAGGGCTTTGCTGTATTCTTCGGCAGTCATGCGTCTTTTAAATTCATTTCGCTCCTTAGTTTCCCCGCATTTTTTGCAGGTGAGTTGTTCGTGTTTGGTTAGTTTTTTCATACGATTCTCCAATGTTCGGACAGGTTTCTGTCCCGTTTAGCCATAAAAGTATACTAATGTCCACTTGGCAGACCTATGTTGTCCACAGTAGTTGTCAGGTGTTTGAGCCTTATAGTATACAGGGTTGTCCCACTTCCATCACACATGTCTACGCAATTCCAGCAATTTAAGGACTAAGAAAGTAAGACACAAAAGAAAGAGTCCACTTATTTACCCTTATATATATATATTTAGAATTTAGTATTTATATATATAGGTGTGTTGGGAATGTGGTAGACGCACATAGGATAAAGGGTTGCGGGCGTCAAGGTAGTGTCCACATGCTAAATAAACTAGACAATTACCATATGCACAATAAGCGTGCATATCCTAGATAAACGGGACAGAAACCTGTCCCAAACATACCTCTAATCAAAGCCAAACGAAGCTAGAACGAGCTAACTCATCTGAGGTAATGATGCACCAGCCACTATCTTGCCCGTCTTGTTTAACGAGCTTACGATAGGCTTGCGTAGCCCTTGCTAAAGAGGTGAAGTCGTGGGGCTTATTGCCTTTGAACTTAATCTCGCCTACTTCACCGTTCCGCTTGCGGACTACGACCCATACATTAGAACGATTGCCTGTGGCTTTGCCTGATACCATGAGTTGGAGGTATGTGGTGTTTGGGTGTAATTGGATTGATTTCATGTCATGCTCCTTAGTTGGTTGGGGTTATGTAATTACAGACTACTTCGTTTACTTCTTTCATACTGAGCTTGAGCTCACGGGATATGGCTAGGATTGTGTAGCCCTCTCGATACAAATGGATTATGTCCATCACTAGGTCTTTCATCTTACTCATTCGTATTTCCCCTGTTTGTATGAGTTAAGGTTAAAGGTCATAAACACTTCGCCCATTGTTATGGGCTTGTGGCGGTCAGGCTTGGACTTGGTGTCGGACAGAATCCTGTCCCGTTGTTCCCTGACCATTTGGCGCATGGCTAACTGCTGTGCTTTGGTTAAATGCATGATTACTCCTGTGGTTTGACATTAAATTAAACTGCGTAGAAGCCACGCTTACTTGACGATACGCATGAACTTGGCTTGCTCGGCTTTACTCAACTGCTCAAACAACTCGATAACCTTGTCAAGAGATACTTTGGTTTGCTTAAAGGCTTTTGGCATATCTTCAGGTCTGACAATGTGATACGAGAACTTCGAATTGGCTCGCTTGTAGGCTTTCTGTTGCTCGCTTGTTCGCTTATCTCGTGGAAGGGACAGAATTCTGTCCGCTTCCTTACTTGATACACCTAGATTGCCCATGAGGTATTGGTGTTGCCACTCGTGCAACCATTCCTTGCGAGCTTCAGGGCTTTCGGTTAGGTATTGCTTATGCCATATGATTGACTCGTCAAGTGTCAAGCGGTCTTGCTGTCCGATACCAAAAGCGAACTGGTCATATGTGATTGCCTCGTTTGTTTTAGCGTTGAGGTATGTGCCTTTAACTATTGTTGCCATGATGTAATGCTCCTATAAAAGAACCTAGCTAATCGGCTAGGCAACGATTGGACAGCAATCTGTCCATGTAAACAGTATAGGTCTAGGGTCAATTCCCCCCTTCGTCATGGCTATATGGCGACCCCACTAGGGGGGTATCCAGCCGTTTGGTGGGAGTGGTGACATGGTCACTAGATCATTGTTCCTTAGCCGCACAGCTAAAAAATGTCAAAAGTTGTAAAATTTTCTATAAAAATCAAGGGGTTACATGTCTAATATTTGACCAAACATGTGACATCGCGCCCCACAAAATGATACCTATAGGTGTAAAACCCAGCGCCCAATTGATACCCATAGGTATTAAAAGACTCATTAATAAGGCTTTAAGGTAGTTAAGGACTCTTTAATAAGTCTTTTTCGCTAGCCGGTTAACAAAAATCTGTGGTGTAGGAACCACATAGCACACCTAAACCAATCCTATATGTATAAAAAACCGCAAAAAGTGTACATAACAGAAAAACATGTATAAAAAACCGCAAAAAATGTACACATCCCCAGTTTCCCAGTAAAACTAAAATCGGCAATAAGTACCTAAAGGTTCCAAAAAGGAACCTACAAAACTTTACAATCCCAGCAGTTTAACTTTACAACCCCTTCAGTTTAACTTTACAATCCCGCGCCAAAACTTTACAAAAAATCCCCAGACAAATGTTGCACTGCAACAAAATGTATCGTATACTACACAAAATCCCAGAAACGTACAGTATGGGAAACAACCTAGAAAGGAAACACCATGTTTGATTTTTATAAAGAGTGGGACAAAGCCTACGCCAAAGCCCAAGAAGTAACTGAGCAAGTAAAGCAGGTAAACGAGTTCTGGATCAACGCCGTGATCTCTAGCCTCAAGCAACTAACCAAGTAAAAAAAAAACCCCCGGGCGTTTTAAGTCCGGGGGCCAAACCATCACATCAAAGGAGTTTCACGTATAGCCCAAACGAAGGAGGAAAAGCTACACGCAAAAGAAGTATACACTAAAAATAAAACTGTTGTATACTGCCAACATTCGCTCACCCCAGCGCAACCAAGGAGGTAGTTAGTTTGCTTTTAGAGCATTTAGTTTCAGCCGACTTTGCTGACTTCACCCCAGAGATTACTCCGGGTGCGGGAGACTTTGCCCCATTAGAAGACTTAACTGCCCCCCAAACCCTTGGCGCCCAAAAACAAACAGCCGAGTGGTTAAACCAGTTTGCCGACGAGGAAGAAGAAGCACAAATCCTCTCTAACGCGCAAGAACAACAAGTGGCCAACGCATTCGCGGCCCTAGCTACAAATTCCCCAGACGCAAAGAACCAACTACTCAATCTACAGGTCCCAGAAGAAATCGTAAGTGCCGTGGCTATGGTCAGCGGCTATCAGTGGGAGTTTGTAAAGCAGGCTAACGAGTTGCGCTCAATGAGTGTGGCCAAAATCGTAAAAGAAACTGAGCATCCGGATGCACGCATCAGATTAAAAGCGCTGGAGTTGCTGGGTAAAGTAACTGAGGTTGCCTTGTTTACAGACCGAGTTGAGGTTAAAAGTGCTGAAGTTTCCGACGAAGAGCTGGAAAAACGAATCCGCGAGAAGTTAAGCCGCTATATGGGCAAGGTTGACGTGGTAGAAGTTGATGAGATCGTGGAAACAAAAACTACAGCGCCTGAATACAAGCGCGACGACGAATGAAACTAGACTTTCTAACCCCAGAAGAGGCTCTTGCTGCGCAACTAGCGCTAAAAGACATGAGCACGGAAGAAAAGTTAGCGTTTTTAGCAGATTTAGAAGAACAAGAACATCGCACGCACCTCAATCGTGCACAGAATCAACCCCTAGAGTTTGCAAAAGCAGTGTACCCAGGCTTTAAGATAGGGCCCCAGCACCGCAAATTAGCTAAAATCTTCCAAGATGTGGTCGAGGGCAAGAAGAAACGGGTCATTATTAATATTGCACCACGTATGGGCAAGTCCGAGTTTTCGTCCTATCTGTTTCCGGCATACTTTCTAGGTCAGTACCCCGAGAAGAAAATCATTATGGCCACGCATACCGCGGGCCTCTCGGAAGACTTTGGACGGAGAGTGAGGAATTTAATTGATTCGGATGAATACAAGGCAGTGTTCCCAGGAACAGTCGTCGCCGACGACCAAAAAGCTGCGGGTAAGTGGAGTACAAGTGCTGGTGGCCAGTATTATGCTGCTGGTGTGGGGGGCGCCTTGGCAGGACGAGGCGCTGATCTGTTTGTTATTGACGACCCTCATTCTGAACAGGACATGAAAGCGAACTCCAGGCTAGCGTTTGATACTGCTTGGAGTTGGTTTCAAACTGGTCCGCTGCAACGGTTAATGCCAGGAGGTGCGATCATTGTGATCATGACTCGCTGGAGTCTGCTAGACCTAACAGGTCGAATAATCGACTACAACATAAAAAACCCCCACACTACCCCATGGGAAATTGTGGAACTACCAGCGATCCTTAACGAGGATACCGAACAAGAAAAGTCCTTGTGGCCAGAACAGTGGCCGCTTGAAACGCTTAAAGCTACAAAAGCAGTACTAGATCCCCGTTACTGGAACGCCCAGTACATGCAGAACCCCACCAGCGACATGAGCGCTATCATTGGTCGAAAAGACTGGATGATGTGGGAAAAAGACGAGCCACCTCAGGTAGAGTACATAATTCAGTCTTGGGATACAGCGTTTGAAACAAAGACAACATCTGACTACTCCGCATGCACAACATGGGGAGTTTGGTATAACGAGGAAGATGGGAATAGCCCAAACCTAATACTGCTCGACGCATTTAAAGACCGGATGGCGTTCCCAGAACTAAAAGCTACCGCGCTAAAGCATTACAAAGAATGGCAACCAGATGCGTTCATTGTGGAGAAAAAAGCTTCGGGAGCCCCGCTAATTCAAGAACTTAGGATGATGGGCATACCAGTCCAAGAGACAAACCCGTCGCGCGGTAATGACAAGATGGTTCGATTAAATGCGGTATCTGATTTATTTTCCAGCGGTAAAGTCTGGGCTCCAGATAGGCGGTGGGCCCGCGACGTAATAGAAGAATTGGCGGCGTTCCCGGTTGGCGAGCATGATGACTATGTGGATACGACAACCCAAGCGCTTATGCGCTACCGCCAGGGCGGGTTTATTAGTTTAGACTCCGACGAGAAAGACGACCTGCAGTACAAATACAGACGGAAGGCGGCGTACTACTGATGATTAAATGGCTAAAAACCTGGTGGAAAGTCAAAAAAATGTCACGCGCTATTTGGCGTCAGGTTAAAATCGAGCAACAACGCGACTCAAAACATGCAGAGCATACCGCTGAACGGGTTAATGCGTGGCTAGAACGCAACGAATTTGGGTTAACTCGTGCTCAGTTAGAAACACATTGCGTAAGCAGAGTTGAAAGAAATCATGCAAGAAACATAGATAGGGAAATGACATGCCAGTAGATAAAGGTTTATACCAAGCGCCGCAAGGCCTAGAAACGCTGACTCAGAACGAGCCAGATATTGAAATTGAAATTGAAGATCCAGAAGCGGTTCATATCGCTGGTGATGGTTTTGAGCTTGACATCGAGAAGATGGGTGAAGTTGATGGTAGCGAAGAGTTTAACGCTAACTTAGCGGAAGAGCTTGATGGCGGCGCACTAGAGTCCCTTGCGTCTGAACTAACAGAAGATATTGATAACGACTTAACTTCCAGAAAAGACTGGGAGCAGATGTATAAGGACGGTATTACCCTGCTTGGTTTGAAATTTGAAGAGCGCGTAGAACCATGGGATGGTGCTTGTGGTGTATTCCACCCAATGATTACAGAAGCTGTTGTACGTTTCCAGTCAGAAACAATTATGGAGACTTTCCCTGCTAAGGGGCCAGTGCGTACTCAGATTATTGGTAAAGAGACCCGCGAAAAAATGGAAGCGGCCCAGCGTGTCGAAGCTGACATGAATTACCAGTTAACAGAAAAAATGCCTGAGTTCAGAAATGAGCATGAGCGCATGTTGTGGAACTTGCCATCTGCTGGTTCTGCGTTTAAAAAAGTGTACTATGACCCAAGCATCGGCCGTCAGATTTCAATTTTTATTCCAGCCGAAGATATTATGTTGCCTTACGGCGCGAGTGAGATTGCTTCATGCCACCGTGTTACGCATCGTATGCGTAAAACAAAACAGGACATCATTAAGTTACAACGCGCTGGGTTTTACATGGACGTTGAGCTTGGTGAGCCACAGAAGTTCCGCACTGAGATTCAAGAAAAGAAAGATAAAGAGACCGGCTTTACAGCTACTTACGACGACCGCTTTGAGTTATACGAAGCACACGTTGATTTAAATTTGCCAGGTTTTGAAGATAAGGACGAAGATGGAGAAGAAACAGGCATTGCGCTCCCGTATGTTGTCACTATGGTACGCGGCACAAACCAGATTTTGTCGATTCGTAGAAACTGGAAAGAAGAAGACCCGCTTCGTCTTAAGAGACAACACTTTGTTCATTATCAGTATATTCCTGGTTACGGCGCCTATGGTTTCGGTTTGTTCCATCTTGTTGGTGGGTTTGCTAAATCTGCCACTTCCATCTTGCGCCAACTCGTTGACGCAGGGACCTTATCGAATCTGCCGGGTGGCTTAAAGTCTCGCGGGTTACGTATTAAAGGAGATGACACTCCGATTGCTCCAGGTGAATTCCGTGACGTAGATGTTGGTTCAGGAACAATTCGCGATAACATTCTGCCATTGCCGTACAAAGAACCATCTGCTGTTTTAGCTGGTTTGATGGATAAGATTATTGAAGAAGGTCGTCGCTTCGCGGCTACTTCTGATATGCAGGTCTCTGACATGTCGGCTAACGCCCCTGTTGGTACTACTTTGGCTATCTTGGAGCGTACTCTCAAGGTTATGTCAGCTGTTCAGGCTCGCGTACACTACGCACTGCGTCAAGAACTTAAATTGCTTGCGGGTATTATCCGTGACTACACAGACGACGAGTACAACTATGAGCCAGAGCATGGCGACATGCAGGTTAAGCGGGCTGACTACAAACACGTAGACATCCTACCAGTATCAGACCCCAACGCGGCCACACTGTCTCAACGTGTTGTCCAGTATCAAGCGGTTATTCAGTTAGCCCAGTCAGCTCCACAGATTTACAACTTACCAGAACTACACCGTCAGATGCTAGACGTGCTTGGTATTAAGAATGCTGACAAGCTAGTTCCACTTGATGATGACCAAAAACCGAAAGATCCTGTAAGCGAAAATATGGCTGCACTAAAAGGCAAGCCAATGAAAGCGTTTATGTTCCAGGATCACGAAGCTCATATCAAGGTCCACCAGATGGCTATGCAAGACCCGATTGTTCAACAGCTTATCGGCCAAAACCCACAAGTTCAAGTAATTATGGGTGCAATGCAGGCTCATATTGCTGAGCACGTTGGTTATGCGTACCGCCAGAAGATTGAAGACGCAATGGGCGCTTCGCTCCCATCACCAAAAGAAGAGCTATCACCAGATTTGGAAGTTCAACTTTCTCGTTTGATTGCGGAAGCAGCTCCTCAAGTATTGGCTCAATCTCAAGCTACGGCTGCCCAACAGCAAGCCCAGCAAAATGCGCAAGACCCAGTAATGCAAGCTGAGTTGATTGATCAGCAAGTTAAACAAGGTGAGTTGCAACGCAAGGTTGCTAAAGACAAAGCTGATGAACAGTTTAGAGCTCAAGAACTTGCGCTTAAAGCACAGGAACTGCAGTC